AGTCAAGGTTATATCTTCCAGAGAATTCAGTTCCAGCCAAAGCTGTCTGTGCAGCGATAATGTCTGGAATTCCATAATAGTTATTCATTGGTGTGTACTTCTTAAAATGAATAACTTCGTTAGGTCTTTCTTCCTGTGAAGTAATTGGGCTCAGTGTTTCTGAGTCTCCAAAATTACGGAAGTATACGGCCTTGCCATAAAGGAGCTGAATAAAGCCATCACGCAATCTTCTTATTCTCATTGTCTTTGCTGGGATGTGACCAATGTATCCAATGTTACCAGCTGTTGTTCTACCGATTTCTAGGTAGCCATTTCCAGTTGCTTCTAAATCAGTGTACACCTTAATTAAAGTTTGAGTAAATGTATCTTCATCATTTGTTGTGTCTAGCCATACCTGAAGATCTTGTCTTAGCTTTCCAAGCTTCTTACGTGCTCTTGCTAAAACCTTTTCATCTTCTATTGCATCAAATGTATCATTTGTTTTCTTTGTTTCAATAAAGTCATATCCAAGACCAACAATATTTGAGACCTTCGCATTAATTGCTGCATAGTTATATGTTGATACTTCGTAAATTTTTGATAAATATTCAAGGTTGTAAGGTGGCTCAATAAGATCAAACATGGCGTAGCCAGTAATTGCTTGTGCCAATAAATTCTGCTGTGTTGCTGTGCCATCAATTCCAGTAAATGACTTAGAAAAGTCACGATTCATTTTTCTGCGAAATGCTGGACTTAAGCCTTTAAACTTTTTTAACTCTTCGATGTCTATGGCAAATGGGTCATTGCTAGTTGTGATCTCTTTCTTAAAAGAAAACCAGTCTGCTGTATTGGAAATATCAATAACGTTTTGTGAATCTTCCTCATGCATAAATTCCATTTTTACCCCCTGATATTGCCTAGCTTTTTCATCTCATCTTTATAGTTTCCGATATCCATTGGATCTGGAACTAAACCAAGATTTAATCTTTGCTGCTGATAAATAAATTCTTCATCATCAATTTTTCTTCTAGCTGAAAGGAAAAGCGGCTGCCCTTCATGAATTCCGTAAGACTTTACTTCTCTGGCCAAGGCATCCATTCTGGAGCGGTTTCCCTTTTTAGAGGTAACAGATAAATAGTTGCCGTCATCATCGCCAATCCAGCGTCCGTCTGGCATTTCCCACACGTAAATGCCTAGCGTAGATTCTTCATCTAGTATTTTTGAGTTTATTCTGTTAAAGTCCATAGTGTTTTATTTTACCATTACCTGACACATAAGTCTAGTTTTTGTCATGCTCTATGACAAAATTATACGTTTTGAATCACAATCCAGTCATTATTATATACGGAAGTGCCATATTCTGTCATAGTTATAGACGAATCATCTGCTACAGAATTAGATCTTTGAGTATATAAAGAGTAGTGCTCAGAGACCTTTGTTGAATTAAATGTTGATGGATATATGGCTATATTCTGATACGTTGCAAGAACTGCCCCTGACGGAGACAAATTAAACCTCAAGGCTTCAGAAATAGGGCTTGTATAAACAATTACAACGTGGTGCAATTCACCCTGAGTGAATACATTTGATATTGATGTCTGTGATGTCTTATTTACACCATTTACATATATAGCAGCAATGTTTGTTTTGCTTATAGTTCCGTTTGTTGCCCACGAGTAGTTGGAGGAAGCTCCTGTTCCAGAAGCAGATGAAAGCAGTCCGCTAGCAGACAATGCTGAGGGGGTATAGAAAAACTCTACTGTGCTTATCAATTCCTCAGTATTTAAATTAAAGCCACAGTCGCTAAACGCCTTAATGCCATTTCTACTATCCCTAGATAATATTGGATATTTCTTGCTTCCCAGTGTAAAAGAGTCTGAATCGAAATGTCCTATATAGTCTGCTGAGTTTGAGGCAAACAGGGTCTGATCCTTATAAAATGTAATTGATAGACCATAGAGTCTAGGTATATGCTTACTTGTATCAGAAGAAGATAAAGTTATTTTAATAGCGAGTTCAGTTTCTGAAGCAAAGCTGTCTATTGAGTAATTTGGTATTTCTCCGCCATTAACGCATTCTTGATCATTTATTGAAACTGTAATTCCATTGGAACCAGCCCACTCTATCTTAGAAGAGTTAGCCTCAATTCCTGAAGGTATAGAAATAATGTCACTTAATTCAATTGATGCTGATTCTGCTGTATCTGTTTTAATAATTGATAAAGATTGATCATCTGTATTATAGTAAACTCCATCTACCATTAAATAATTCCATGGTTTATTTCCTGGATAAGAGTATGAATATGCAGTCGATATGTTATTATCATAAGCTTCAAATATTCTGCCTTCATCTGGAAATGCAACTTGAAATGCTGGGATTGGCTCAATTTCTAAATAATGATTAATTATTTTTGATATCTGCAATGCATGTCTATAAACTGCAGGAGCGTCTATAACAAAAGAATCGCTAGAGCTTGATGTAGGTCCTACATTGAGTGTTAAACCGCTCTGAGAAAGGCTTGGAAGGTCTGTAATGGCTGTTGTAGCAACAAGCTTGCCATCTATATAAAGCTTAATCTCTGATGGCGAATAGGTTCCTACAATGTGATGTGATTTTAAAATATGCTCCAGCGTGTGTCTTGCTGAATACTGGGCAAACTTAAATATTATATCTCCAGATTCATAGAACAGTCCTATTGAGTCTGTTGTATTTCCAAATAGGACGATCTCGTCTGTTGTAGTTATTTTAGGATAAACCCAAGCTTCAAATGAGCAATCGCTATCCAAAGAATCTTTGTCTGCTATTCCAGCATAATCTGAATTTTGATAATAGTTGTTTACTATTGGAAATGAAATATACTTAGTATTTGTAATTAAAGAACCCTGAAGACCTCCTGGAATTAATGGCATTAGTCCATTTGTTATCCCGCCAGAATATGTTCCAGAGTTTCCGCATCCAGATGAGTCAGCGGCTGCAGTTCCAGAAGTTTCGTCTAGTGCCCAGAAGCCTAGTGGCTGATCTTGGATTACTTTAAGTTGATATGACATTCTTTTATTATATACTAATATCTATCTTTTGAAAAAGAATATGGGAACCATATACTTTGTTCCAGATATTGTTGGCTTTGGGTCATGCAGTACTCCTTCTGAAGCAAAAACTACTACGCTTCCAGCCTCTGGCTTCAAGGATATTCTGTGGTCTGGGAACTCTATTTCTCCACCTTCGTAATCGTCATTTAGATAAACAACCATGGAGACTGTAGATGTGTCTTGAGCGCCATCATAAGCATCTACGTGTGCTCCCATGTGCACACCATTATTGTACTTATTAATACCAAAATAGACTGGGAGATAGCCCAGGTCTATACCAGAGGCCAACGAATACTCTTCTCCAATTGATATTACATTATGTGCAATTATAGAACAAATTTTAGAGTTTGATCTATCTGCATCGGTTATGTTATCAAACATATTGAAAAAGCATCTTTTTACAGAACCATAAACAATATCATCATTTGATGCTGTCCATCTTTCCCACTTTGATATCTGAGAGCCTGGACGCTGAAATTCATCCATAGACTCAAGCTCTTTTACAATATCTTGTGGGTTAGAAATTACATTCTTGTAATAATGTATTTGCGGATGAAGAATCTCTTTAATCATACTTACCCTTATATTGTGGAATGTTTCCGCTTTTCTTTGCTTCTTCCCACTCTTTGTAAGTTTCTGCTTGAGATGCTCTAGTTTCTTTTAATTCCTTTTCCCATTCAGCAACTTGCTCTGGTGTGTAGACCTCATCTGCGTTGTCCCAGAAAGATCCTACTGTGTATCTTTCTCCATCTTGAACTGTTGTAACTTCATGTTCATTTCCATATCCACCCTTAAAGAAAGCCAATCTTCCTGGCTTTGCTTTTACAGTAATATCATGATGCTTAAAGTTTAAGAACCCACCATTAAAGTTATCATTTAAGTACAAGAATCCCGCATACTTACTCTTGTAAAATGCGCTAGGGCTTCCATCTTCATGGCTGTTATCTGAATGGAATCCTGCAAATGCTCCTTCAACCCATTTTTGTGCATGGTAGCTTACTTCAGAAAGCTCACGCTCAAAGCACGCTTCTCCAGCATCCTTAATTTTCTTTTTAAGTTGTGCAAAATAATCTTCTGGCAAACCAAAGTGCAATAGGTTTGGATCACTTGGCCAGTATCCCATTGCAAAAGAACCAAAGAATGATATCTGGTTCCACTGTAGTAAATTAGCATTTACGATTCCATCAAGGTAACCGATAATCGCTTTGCATTCAAACTCTGAGATTAAATCATCTACTACAAAAACGTCATCTTTTAAAGCTACTATTTCCATTTAGTTATCCCCTTCTTCAGGACTATCTACTCTTTTACCATCTTTAATAAATATGTTGCCGCCATACTTATCTTCAGCCAATCTTTCTTGCTCCATCTTTGCCCACTTAACAGCACCGTATCGAGCCTGGTTTTCAAGCCACTCTTTGGATCCTGGATTAGGGTAAACAATAAAGTTTCTAATTAGATACTTTGTTCCACTGTGAGCTGTTTTTACTCCATGATAATAAGGCTCTCCAGATGGGAATACCATAATATCTCCAGCCTCTGGCTTATAGGATATAGTATCTCCATTGACATAAAACTCTATGTCGCCACCTTCGTAGTCATCATTTATATAAACAGTACATGTTAAAAAGAATTGATTCCCTGGCATGTCTTTTTCACTTTGCTTAAAGTCTGTGTGATATTGCATTGTAAGGTTATTCTTTAAAACATTTAAATTACTATGGTACTTACAAAATGATGACGAGCCAAGCTCAGCACCTTTTGGCAGAACAACGTTATTTCTTTCAATGTAATCATCTACTGCAATCTTATATGCATCATAAACTGTTTCTGCTGCCCAGTATTGCTTATCGAATGTCTCATTCTTACCTAACTGATCCTGTACTCCACCCTTAAACTTAGTTGAAGCATATAGACCAAATGCACTCCAAGGAGTCCACTTATTAAAGTAGTGCTCGCCTTCGGTATCTTCGGTAGACTTAATGACTTCAAATATTTCTTTGTTGTCTGGTAGCAATCCCTTATAAACCTCTATCTTTGGATATAAAGTTTTAACTGTAAAATTTGACATTATTTATTTGCCTCCAGCTTTGAGATAGTCCAAAATAGAGGAGATGTGTATCTAACCCCTTCTGTAATAACGTCTACTCCATGAATATAGTTTAGGTCGCCGACGAAAAAGTAAGCTGCTCTTTTCTTTGGCTTGAAAGCAATTTCTTGCTTTGGGAAATGAAGTCTTCCGCCTTCATAATCTTCATTAAAATAAATAACTGTTCCAAGGTCATACCACGGGAAGTTACCTGGGGTTCCTGCATCTGGTCCTTCATGTAACTCTTTGTCTGCATGAGGCCACTGCATGCTTCCTACTGGCCACCTAACAACACATGGTCCTGTTGGATAACATTCTACATTGAAATGCTCTTCAATTTTTGGCTTAATTCTTGCATAGATATCATTTAAAATTTCAGTTACTTTTGGATCGCATTGGTCTAGTGATGGCTTAGTTGCAACTCTATCAGCCCAAACATTATGATCATAGATTATGTTACCGTTTTCATTTTTTGCAGAACGTGTAACATCCCAGATCTCATTAGTTTTTGCAAAGTTTAATATGTACTCGCACTCTTCTTCCGTTACAATATTCTCTAACTCAACGATATTATCCTTTGAATTACCAAAATATCCCGAAGGAGTTATAGATGTTCTTGCCGTTCTAATTCCTTCATCCCAAGCTATGTTCTTATCCATGATATCCTCTATTCGTATTTCTTTTGAACCCAGGTATGTCTTTTGTATATCCCGCCAAATGGGACACGATATTTACCTGCAGTTTTTTCATGTCTTGCAATCATTTCTTCTTCTTCTAAAAACTTATATTCCGCTTTCCAGTCTTCACGTTTAAACGGAATTATTTGTGCAAACGGTGTACCCTTTGGTATAACGCCAGTAAAATCTTCTTTAAGAAAAAATGGCATCAATCCTGGAGAGCCATACCTATCGCTATCAATTATACCGTTTGTTGTTAAAAAAGGTAACTCATATCTATTTAATGGGTGTAAAACTAATGCGCTATAGCCTTCTGGCAAATCAAATCCCCAGTTTGGAAACCAATGGAATGAATCTGTACCGTACCCGTGTGGATAATTAAACTCTCCCATAAAAGGTCTTGCTTCACAAAAATCATCAAAACCTGGAGAAGAAACAATTAATCTTTTGTCGCCTTGCTTATAAACAACCACATCACATGGAGTTGTTAAAAGATATCCAGAATTAAATATATCTAATAGCGCTGGACAAGATTTAAAGCCAAGCCCTTTTTCTCCTGGGGCAACTATAAACTCCTGATCATTTTCATCTTTCCAATACTTCTTTGCATTTGCAAACCATTCTGGAATTATTTTTTTTGCAGGGACAGGCTTAGTCGATTCGTCATTTGCAGTACGATTTGACCAAAAGCCTATCGACTTCATTTATTCTCCTTCTACCCTAAGCTTAACAGATTTAACCTCGTGCTCACCCAATTTATTCCCCATATAATCTACAGCGTCTCTATAGTAGTCTGTCCATCCGCCATTTTCAGCTGCTCGTTTACCTGCCTCTATAGCGCCTTCAAGGGTCAATGGCTTTTCTCTATGTATTGGCTTCATACTATCAATTGGTTTCATTTGTGCTACTGATGAATGTAATTCAGTCAAAGAAACTGGAAGGATTGCAATAAAAGGCTCATTTGCTTTTATTGTTATTGGCGTAAAGGGTCTTGTAATTCTCCAAGACACTGGCAATTGCCCCTCAAAGAAAGATGTGCTAATTAATGTAGTAAATGGTGTTGCTCCGTCCACAAAGTAATTGGGAACAGGATAAGAAAGAAGACTGTGATTCTCATCAGTTCTAAATGTAAGATTTGTATTAAAGCTAATTGTTGCATTGCCTCTAGCTGTGCTGCAATACTTTTCTCCCTCTAGAACCTTAACGTTGTCTGGAGATGTGGTTATCTCTCCATCCCACATAAATGTAATATCTTCTGGAAAAGATAAAGACCAGCCTAGCTGGTTTGAAAGACTTAGCGGGAAACATCTATAAGCATGCTTTTCTTGGCTTTCATCCATCCACTGTCTCTTGCCAGACAATGGCTCTATGTTTGCTGAGTTAGGGCCTGATCTATAAACTTCTAAATTAATCATTGCAATTCCTTATTCTTTTACAAGTGAATACTTTTGGTCAAGCTCACGATACTCTGGTGAGTGTGGAGTTACTGAATAATCAAGCATTGTGACAACAGAATACTTTACGCCCTTTGTAACTGGCATAGCGGAGTGAGAATATATGTATGATGATGGGAAGAGGTACAAGTCTCCAGCTTTAGGCTTGATGGTTAATTGAAGTTTATCGAAATATAATTCTCCGCCATCGTAGTCATCATTAACATACCCAACAGAAGAAAGGACACAAACATAAGAATATCCATGATCTGAATGAACCTGGAAATGCTGACCTGGACCATACTTAATAAAGTTAAAAGACTCCCAGTATCCAAATGGTGGTAGATTGAACATAGCTCTATAGTCTTCTACTGCTGCTTCTTGTGCATCTCTACAGTCCTGCCATATAGACTCAAGCTTTAGCTGAGACTCTGGCTTACCTTCATCATTAAATATATTCTTTTTAATATGGTGATCCCAGCAGTCTCTGTAAGATTTATCTAGCTTAGAATAACCAACAGATGCTTCCGCCCAGCTTTCTTCATACTTATCATCAGATAGAACTTCTTCTAGTCTGTCAATTACGTTTAGCCCACTAAAAACATTTCTATATACAATAATACCTGGGTAAAGCAGTT